ACTTAATGATACTCTATATGTATCAGGTAACTCTGAGCAAAAGCTTAGCGCTGTACAATCAGCAGCACAAAAACGAATCCAGCATATCGCGCGTAGATTTGCGGAAACTGGATTTAAGCGGTTAATTGAAGGCATTTATAGAACTATGTATGCTAATATGAGAGGTAAACAAACCTTTGCGTTAGATGGTATATATGGTTCAATTAATATGTCAGAATTGCCTAGTGCTATGGATGTAGAAATTTTCTTAGATATAGGTGAAAATTCAAACGCAACTTTAATTAGTAAGCTTTCTAAAGTTGGTGCTGAAATACTACCAAGCCTTAATCAACAAGGCGCTGGTATGATTATTAAACCTGAAGCACCTGCAGTATTAGCTACAAAGTTAATAGAAGCTATGAATATTGATAGTAATGATTTTCTTGAGGATTATACTACAGAAGAATTTAAACAAAAAGCAGCTCAAGCTATTGAACAACAATCTAAAGCTGCTCAAGCTAAACAACAAGTTGAACAACGAAAACAAGAAGCAGATGCTGCATTAGCAGAAGCAAATGTATTGTATACTAACGCCCAAAGTAAAAATACAATGGATGATAACTCTAAACAGTTAGCAGTGTCTATTGATAAACACTTTCAAGAATGGGCTGACCTCACTATTAAGGCTGTTAAAGGAGGTGCTGAATTACCAGAGCATCCAGGATTTGATCAAGTGCTTATGATGGCTCGTCAAATAATCCAGCCACAACAAGAGATGGCTCAACAGCAGCCACAACAGGAGATAATATAAAATGGCACATTCAGTAATTAGTAAACTTGGTGTAGGAGCTACCCAATCGGGTACAGTAACTACAACTTCAGGAAATAAAAATGTACATTTGATTAATGAAACAGATTCAGTTCTTACATTAGATCTTAAATGTGCTGGAACACAAAATGCATCAGATAAAGATATTCGTGTAGCAGCGAAATCCTTTTTACATTATGTTCATGCTGGTGGGCATGGAGCTTGTGTAATGGAAAATGTAAAAAATGCACATGGCACATCTGCTCAAACCGATGAACGTATTTACCTTCATGGTCGTGCATAATTAAATGGACAAGTATAGACAGACAGCCGAGAAGAGGCTGAGTAATGACAAGTCATATGGAAATCATAAAATTCATCCTGAAGAATTAGCGCGAAGAGCGCACGCTAAAGGACACTTTGCAGCCAAAGAACGGGATGAATTTTTTGATGAAGTCTATGGCGAAGTCTTAGTAGATTTCTTTGTTGAATGGCTTAAAACAGAGCCACACGAAACTAAAACTCGTGAGTTTCTCTACTCTTCAGCTATGGCACTAGGTAGTGTTAAGCAGAAAATGACAAACTTTGAGATGTACGGTAAGAACGTACCACACCTTATGGAGGACAACAATGACAGTTCGAGTAATTAATTATGAAGAACTAATAAAAAATTATGAAGCAATGATTGAAACAATTGAGTATGACTCAATGCGTAGTGCAGGAAAAGCAAAAATTAATTCAGAAGCGTTAATAAACTTACACGCATTGCGCGATCATTATATTAAAAAAGTTAAAGCTAACCCCGTTAAAAAGGAGGTAGCAAATGGATAATCCAGAAGCACAAACAGACTCTACCCAATTGGATGATTCTGCGCCAACGGACAATAGTCAAACTGAAGAGGCTTTGCTGGCTGACATTATACGAAACTCTGATTTCGTTGATACTCTACCCGATGAGCAAGTACCACAGTTAGACGCGGAAGATCCTGATGAAGAAGACCCAGATGCATCAGAGGAAGCCGATAACCCGGATGATGAAGAAGAAATTAAAACAGAAGAAGAAGAAGCAACAGCTGCGGATGATGAGTCTACCCAAGAAGCTGATGTATACGCTCCTGATGATCTTGATTTGGAAGCACAAGTACTCGTTAAAATTGATGGCGAGGAAGTTGCAGTTTCCTTTAGCGACCTTATAAAAGGTTACTCTACTGAACAACATCTTTCTAATAAGGGTCGTGAACTTGGTGATGCAAGAAAACAAATGGAAGAAGAATATGAGAATAAAGTCGGTGAAATAAACGGCATGGCTCAAGCTTCAGCTGAAGTACTGTATAATGCAGAACAACAGTATTCCAAAGAATACCATGATATCGAAACAGCTATTGAAAAAGCTCGCGATGAAGGTGACACCTATGAAGTAAATGAACTTAAAGATAAACGAGAGCAAGCCCAAAAAAATTATTGGACAGCACGTAATAAACGTGAAACTCTAGTTGAAGGAGTTCAAAAACAAGCGGAAGAAAAACAAACAAAAGCATGGCAACAACAATTAGAATATTTTAATGAAACTATTCCTAATATGATTCCTGACTTTAATCAAGACACGGCAATGGCAATTAGAGAATTTGCAATAAGCGAAGGAATTGCTGCCGAAGTACTTGACACTATTGCAGATCCTGTAATAGTTAAGTTTGTTGACGATTATAGACGCTTAAAACAAGGTGTATCTAAAGGCGCAGCTAAGCGTAAAAATACAACAGTAAAGAAAGCTCCTATTCGTAAAGCAAAAACTTCTAAACAAAAAGAAGTTGATGCAAATACTAAAGTAAGAGAGCGAGCGCTTAGTGAAGATTCAACGCAAGAAGATCAAATGGCATTTCTTAGAGGTCTTGCAGAACGCTCTTTAAATATGTAAATACCTCGGAGGTAATACAAAATGACTAACTTACTTGGTGTTCGCGGCACTGGTGGTCCCGGTGGACCAGCTCGCGGAACAGGCAAAGATGTATCACAACGTGAAGATCTAGCCAACTTTATTACGATGATTACTCGTGATGAAACTCCTTTTACTTCTTCTATCGGTAAAGCAAAAGCTACAGCTATCTACCATGAGTGGCAGACAGATCAGCTAGAAGCTCCCGGTAACTCACGCATTGGCGAAGGTACAGACTTTATTGCACCAACTGCTGATGGTTCTGGTGGTACAGGTGCAACACCTGCTACTGGCGCTAAGTTTGCAGTATCTGGTCCTAACCGTACACGTTTGGGTAATTATACTCAAATTAACGGTAAGACAATTGCCGTATCAGGCACACGTCGTGCAGTAGATCAAGCTGGTGTAGCAGATGAATATGCTTATCAGTTGAAAAAGCGTGGTACAGAGCTACGCCGTGACGTAGAATTTGATATGATTCATTCATATAATGTGTCAGGTGCTGTAACATCACAGAATGCTAACTCTCGTGCAGCTGGTGGATACCAGTCGTTTATTAACTCAGCAACTACCTGTAATTATCTAGGTCAATTTGAAGCTCCTTCAGCTTCTACTAGTAATGCTGGTGTTGACGCACAAGGCACAGCTACTGTACGTGGTTCAATTAACGGTGGTACTAACGTGCTTACTCGTGGAACTCTTGCACTAACAGACATTGACGCTGTTATGCAAAAAATCTATGAGCAAGGCGGTAAGGCAACTAAAGTTATGTTGTCACCAAAACTTCGCCGTGATTTCTCAGATCTAATGGTTTCAGATACTGGTGTTGTACGTAACATTGATGCAGGTGGAAAACTTCGTCAATCAGTAGACGTATACATGTCAGACTTTGGCGATGTAATGGTAGTCCCTAACTATATTATGGGTCTTGCAAATCCTGTTGCTATTCTAGGTGATAACGGTGCAGCACAATCTGGTGCTGGTATTCCCGATATGGCTGATTTTGCAGCATTGATTTATGATCCAATGTGGTTCGCAACTGCTTACTTACGTCCTTTGCAAGAAGTAGACGTAGGCCAGCAAGGTGATTCAACTAAAGGAATGATGGTTGAAGAATGTACTCTTGAAGTACGTAATCCTCTTGGTTGTGGCGCTATCTACGGCCTAAACTAGGTTAACTTAGGGGGAGTCTTAATAGGCTTCCCCTTTTTCATTATAGGAGATAGTAATGGCTAATAAAAAAGGTATTATTTTAAAAGATGGGTCTATGAGTACAGATCCAAAAATTATTGCTCGTGAAGAAAGAAACGAAATAGCAAAAAAAATATACGGTAAAAAAGCTACATATAAAATGGGTGGTGGTAAAGTTTCAAAATACTATGCAGCTGGTGGTACTGTAATTACAGGGAGAGACTAATGCCAATCGTAATTAAAAATTTAGAAACAGGCGAAGTAACTAAACCCGG